ATTTTTAGTCTCTTGACGTACTTTTGGCTCGCTTGCGATAGCCAATAATGTTTCAGCACTAAGTTTCTTACGTAGTTCATCATTCACAGCGATTTCACTCATCGCCTTAGTAATGTTCATATCAGTTAATTTTTCTTGCGTTTTTGCAAGATCAGTTTGTACTGCAGTGTTTGCAGCACCAATAGCTTTTTGAGCATAATCTCCAGCACGCTGGTAAGCATTAGTTTGCATAGCGATAGGAACAGCACTAGGAGGTGAACCACCTCCTTGACCATAAGCGAGCATAGGATTAAGACCCGCAGCTTCGAGGTCTTTAACTGTCGTTTGATACCTCGTTGCGAACTGTTGGGCATTAAATTGATTAGCTTCATTCATCATTGAACGATTAGCAGCATTAGCGGAATTTTGACCAAAAACGTCAAAAGCCCCGCCAATAACGGAGCCAGCAACGGCTCCGATAATTGCATCGTCAATACCAAACATTAGAAATGATCGATCAAGCCGGGTACGCTGTACATTGGCATTGGTCGAGCCTTTTTAACATCAAAGAATGAATCAAACAAGAATTGCTGGCCATTGGCAGCAACACCAACAGCAACCACACGGGAAACGGGTGGTGTATCTTGAATAAAAGTATTATTCAATGTTGGAAGAGTTGTAAATTTCTGAGCCAAATGCCATCCGTCAATAGTGCCAGCACTAGTAGAACGGAATAAACCAGATATACGGGAAGGGTAGTAACGGTATTCAGCCCAACGTTCTTGATAACCAAATACGCCAGAATCAGTAGTATCGCCAGTAACATAAATCTCCTTGTTGAGGATCGCTTGCTCACCTAATGTAGCAAACGCAGGGAAATAAAAGTCGTAACGGGTCGAACGCGACCACATACGTTGTAAACCTTGTTGATACGTTAAATCAGCTCTTACACTTACGAGACCGAGGATGACTCCGTGCTCGGTAAAGGATTGCGTAAATCCATGGTTGTGAGCAAGGGCAGTGCCCATAGCAGCAAGATTGCCAAGAGGAGTAGTCGTACCAGAAGCATTTGTACCCGATGTCTGAGCGATGGGGTTAATGTTGATAGGAGTTGAACCACCTCCGATATACTCCGGACGCTGTAAGCGAGCGTCAGGAGAAATAACACCAAAATGAGCACGGATGATTTCGGTATATCGAGTACCTCCACGAGCGTCCCTTTCGAGTAATTTTTGAATTTGGAATGATTGACGCAACTGATTAATTGTTGCAGATGTAGCTGCGGACAAATCAGCATACAAACCAGGATTTACCCAAGAAGCATTACCAGTAGTAGTTGGGGTAGGAGAACTACCCCAAAAAACATTATTACTACCCGCAACATGACCTAACTGATGAACTTGACCACCAGTACTAAAAGTAGGTTCAGTAAAAGGAGCAACTGGCAAAACAGGAGCAGAAGTGCCTAAAGGCAATGCTACTGAAGTTCCTTTTTGAGGCCAAGGTAAGGCAGAAGTGAAATAATCTTTTCGCTTACCTCTACGTAATAGGGTGTAGTTAGCCACAGTGTCGGGACCGTCACCAGTGTCGACAACAACAGAATTTTGAAGATTTTCATCTCTAAACCATTCGTTATAAATTAAATTGTAAGCGCGAGGCCAGAAAGCACAATGACTTACAGTTTTTCCAGCAGCTACTTGACCTACTGTAGGTAATCCCATGTAGTCCTGTAAAGAACCTACAGCGTAGCCACCCGCTGGTGAGACTTGTTGAGGAACTACATAGGAAATCGAATCGCCGGGGTTAGCTTGTTGACCCATAAATTTTTGCCAATTTGACCAAATTAAACGATTTGGTACAAAAAAGAAAAACGAATCAAGAATCATATTATCCATAACAGGATAAAGGGGAGTAGCTAAACGGGCAAAAGCCGTCATATTTAACTTAAAAGTGTCTCCGGGTAAAACCTCATCAACGTAAACAGGAACTAAATAACCCGCATCAAACGTAGTTTTATGAGTAGATTGACAATCAAATGATGACCGAGGTATATCGGCCTTAGGAATCATAGTAAATTGGTGGACATCTACCGAATTATTACGGTGCATGTTAACGGGCTCCTTAGTATGTTCCGACCCAACGAAAAGCCGTTGAGTCGGTTTAGTTTAACTTCTTAATCAGTAATTACAATATCTTGAGCCCTAGTAATTACCCTAGGTTGTTCAAGAGCCGTATAGACAGCAGTTTGATCATCCCATGAACCAAGTTCATAAAGATCATAATCTTCTGGGTGATTCGCTAATTCAGAATCTTTACGATTTACCTCATCGGTAAATGACCGAATAGCAACTCCAACTGTGGGTACATAAATAGGGCGGTTAAAAGCATCAACAGCGCGATCTTTAACAGCACATACAGCATATTTCATGTGAGGCTCCTTAAGTGAGGGTTCTTTTCAAAAGTGATAACCGAGATTCTAAGATTTGTCGCTTCGCATCCAATCTTTGTGGATCATGACTATCAGGATTTAGTTTAGCATTAAGTTCACGTTTGTAAAGTAGTTCATCGTATTCATAGGGATTGTTGTTTTTATACAACTTGTCATAGGCCTTGGGAGGCTTCATTTTTTTACCACGAACTATCACATAGTCGTGGGGATATACATCACTTTGAAACTTTTTGAACCACTCATGACCGATTCCGGGTTTAAGAGACATTTTATTAAATTCAGGAACTCTTTTAACAATTTCGCCTGAGTCTTCATCTACATATTCGTAGATTGAATTATATGGTTTTCCTGTTTGGGGATTAATACGTTCGCTTTGTTGTTTTTGCATAATGTATCTAGCAACGTATGCAGCAGATTCAAAGGTAACATCCCCGACAGAGGAAAAACCAAATGGCCATAGTTTTTGTAATTGTTCGGATGTATATATGATAGAACCAGAACTTGTTCTTTTGTAAAACTTTTTATCAGAAAAATCATGTCCGAAGATACAGGCATGCCAATGAGGTCTACCTCTTTTTTCACCATATTCTCCAGCCATGTAGTATCTGATTTTTGTGCTTCCAAGAGATTTTCTAAATCTTTTAAGAAATCTTTGAAAGTCTCCGTAGTGGAGTGATTTGTCATTTGGTAAATGTTCTGGATCGTAAGTTAAAGTAATAAAACAATTATTTTCATGCATTTGCGCTTCATGCATACAACGCATAGCCCACTGTCTAGATCTTTCTAACCTACAACCAATACATTGACCACAAGGTAAATTTAATGACCGAACAATATCGTGTTTTCTGACTTCGTCAAAAACAATAGATTTATCAAAGCATTGAAATGCTTTTAAGGGTTTAACACAGGACATGTGAGGTGTCCGAAGGCTTTATTAGAGCCTCCAGCCTCCACGTAGTGGGGCTTTTTGCATATTTGCAGCTTTAGTACGCTTTGCTGTACGTCTAAACGTACGAGCAGACTTACGTTTATTAACAGGTTTTCTATACATCATTTTTAGCTCCTTAGTATGCGGGTTTTAGTGGTTTGGTGTCACCTAGCACAGTTACATCAAGTAAGGTAACTGTGCTCGGCTTACGCCGACTCCGGTGGAGTAGGTGTTTTCTCCTCGACCAACGGAGCGTTATCGGGAATTTTGGTCTCTACAAGACCAAGTTTTTCAGCTTCGCTACGATTTTCTTCGTTATCTAAGAAATCGATCAAAGAAGCGGGATCGTTATTAAAACGAGCCCGAATAGAGGCTGGCAAAGACATAAATTCATCTTCTGCAGCCAATACACGGTCAAGAGCCGTTTTATAGTCTCCAATGCCCGTAAAATCGCCATATCTTGGCGATAAAGGAGCATTTGGAAGTTCTCCAGTAATATTGAAACGCTTCAATATTGTATTAATATCGCACTCATCTTTAAATTGCTGCTGAGCCAGAGAAGGCTCCTCACAAGCCAACCCCGACTCATTTGACGCAGCAATCGTATCGTAATTATATGGTGTACGCAAAAATGGTACTTTATTAGCCATTTTTATCTCCTATTTAAGTAGAAACTTCATATTTGCGGCACCAGATGCGCCGCCTGTAAAATCTTTAAGATACGGGGAGACGTTCGTTCCCCACCATGTACCGGCCTTAGTTTCTTCTGGTTTTCTAGTAAGAATATGCTGCCGAGTAGCAGCTTCCATAGCATTAGTAGCTGTAATATTTGCTCTAGTTAACAATTCTTGTTGAACTAAATTTTTAGTCTCTTGACGTACTTTTGGCTCGCTTGCGATAGCCAATAATGTTTCAGCACTAAGTTTCTTACGTAGTTCATCATTCACAGCGATTTCACTCATCGCCTTAGTAATGTTCATATCAGTT